CTCCTTGGGACAATGTAGGGTCCAAATAAACATGCGGGCGTTGGGACGCTGCAATAAGGTCTTGGGGGAAAAAGGATCGCGTTGTGACGAAATCATCATCATCCGGTAACGGTACATAGGACGCTATAGCGCGCCCATAGTGAAAACCATTGCCGTTAATGACAAACTTAAGATGAAGTTTCGCACGTAACAAATTATAATTCGAAATCCTATTAAGCACACGGGGGTTATTAAAATAATCAGACCATGGCCTAAAATTCTCGAATAATGTAGTTCCTGTTCCCCAGGAATACGACTGTATTTTAACCGGTCTTGAGAAGAAATTCCCAAGATCAGCGTCATTACTGTCGCAAATCCCAAAAGTATAATCTGGCTCACTGTCCACTTTATACTCCCAGGTAGAGGTGGCGTCTTTAAAAGCTACCATCTCAGATTGAGTTCTTTGATTAGTTTTATTTATTGTTACATTAAATTTACTTTCACTAAGCTACTACAAATACAACCGTACTATTCTCCGCTCACAGAATAGTCGGCGACATACATTGGCGTGTTGGCGAAACACTCCCGTAAATACGGGTACTCATTACGAGTGCCTATGTCACACAAAGCCTATGATTAATCCTACAGTATGTACAATCGGATTGCTCATGGTAACCAGTGCGTGACCGGTGATTTGTAAAGCATCACGCTTCCTGTCACCAACAGGTGGGAATGTTTAACGTGTTTCCCGGAACACGGTGCCAAAACTAAGTCTGGCCGAAATAAGTCAATCTAAACTTAGCGACGCGATCGTCATAATCTAAGTCCAGACCATGTACCATTTCAGTCAGACCGTGCCTTTCAGCAATTTCCTTCATTTGCGCACGACGGTCTTCGTACTTCTCACGTCCATACAGAAACCACTCAGTGAGTGCCGAACCAATACAACTACTGGCTACGGTCTCCGGTGTTTCTGTCTTGGACTTGAGATTACTATGAAGGGATTTGAAAATAGACTGCTCATCGAGGATACCCATATAAAGGTTTAACTCCTCATCGTATCGCGGTCTTCTCTTCAAGAAATCCAGCTCATCACAATCCAAGTAATCAACTACTTCCGACGTCTTATCCGGTGGAGTTACAACCATATCAAATTGTTCACACCACTTAACGAAATCAACGTTGTTGTAATCAACGACTTTGGATATACTGCCACCATAATCATCACCATACGTAATCAAACTAATGTAATCCCTAAAATGTGCATTCCACATTCTACCATCCTGCCATGCGTAAAACGCACAACGATGTAATAACGAATTCACAATAGAATTAATATACGCCGTCAATGATTGACCTGAAGGATTAGATCCAATAAATTGAATAAAATCACCATTATAGGCAGTAACAGCACATGCCACTTCTGTTGCTATGACCCGCATTACACAGATGTCATCCTGAGTATAATTATCTGGAAAACACTGCGCAAACGAAATCATAATATCGAAGGCCACAAAAATTAATTGGGCGGGCATACGTAAATCATATTTGGAATAGTCACCAGCGTAACCGCGTTCCTTTCCAAATTTACGAATGTGCTTAAAAAGCTGGTCCATCTCTGGCCCGTGTGCATTAATACCTACTGCACACTCAGACATCAATGGATGTTGGGATAACATTCTCGCAATGGGTAAAAAATACTTTCTCATTGCAAGCTGTAACGGCATACTTGCCGCTTGGAAAACGCGTACCTTATCTTTTACGATAGGTGTGGGTTCGTCTTTCAAGCAAGCTTTAAAAGGACAATTATGTCTTTTAAATTGCCGTGCATTGGCCTCAAAAGCCGCCAATTCATCCCAATGTGTGGGTTCCAATGTGCGGGGGCAAGCATGCTCTTCATTCGGTTCCAACTCAATAATATCTTGAGATTTGGGCCCGCTAAGAGGAAATCCTCTGCTTGTTGCGAGATTCATACTATCAATGAAGCGTTTGCCGTCGATACCAGACACGATCTGCACTTCCGTCAACGGCTTCAGTTCCTTTAAATAATAGTCATATTTACTCTCTAACATATCTGCTATTGGTAAAATATAATCTTGTTTCGCACGTAGTAATAACGTGGGAGGAACTCCACTGGAAGGATTTGCTGAATAGACCAGCGATGCCC